GTAAGAAACACAAGGATACTGACTGCGATGAATGCTGATAGTCTTAAGATAACACAGAATGGAGATGGGTCATTTACAATGGACTGGGATAAAGATGACCCAAACTGGTCGTGGCTCAATGGGTTGACGGGGAAGGAAATCCAGGTTATAGTGGAACAAGCAATCAAAGAACACCTGAATGACCTCTGATTTTAGTTATAAAAAGTATTCTCTTGAGAATCTTGAGAATTGGATGTATGATGCTATGTCTTCTGCTGAAGCATCACCACAAGAAATCTATGATGTAATTGTTGGAGTTGTAAAAGACAACTATTATGCTTACAAACAACAAGCATCTCAAGCATATGAACTACTTGCTTTGCTGAATGGTAATGGTAAGAGTCATTTGTCTTGCGATAAGGATGATCCTTCACCCGAATGTAAAGGTGCCTGGAACAGTTTCTGGGAAGAAATGTATTATCCAGAAGAGCATCAGCAATGTATGGAAGAAGAACTGAATGCGATGTGTGATAAAGCAGAACTTGATGCTCAAGTAGAAGAAATTAGAAAAGCAGGTGGATATGAATGGACACCAGAAGTCAAAAAAGATGTTGTGACCCGATGGATTATCCCTGTTCAAGAAGTAGAAGATGCAGATACTGGTAAACAAGAACTCTTTGTAGCATTTCCTGATGACCTACTAGAAGCAGCAGACTTGAAAGAAGGTGACGCAATTCACTGGATTAATAACAACGATGGTTCTTTTACTATTCGTAAACCCACTCAACCACTTGGACCCGATGAGTGCTGATGTATACTCTACAATTACTCGCCCCACTTGTTGCTGGTTTATGTTTTGAGAACTTTATGTCTAGACAAGGAGAACTCTGTAATATTAGAGATTATCCAGCAAAAGTGACAAAATATAATCCACAAGACCCCGAAAATGCTTGCTATAAGGACGGTATTTTCTACCCTAGATGTAAAGACCTGGAGAACCCAGAAGTCCTAAAATATCATAACCTACTACTTGGTAACAAATAATGGCACTCTCACAATCTGTTGAAGAATCACTGAAAGAAGCAGAACAATCTCTGCGGAACGCACTAGCATACGCTGCTCGTCAAGAACGTCCCATGGTGTGTAGTGTGATTGCTGATCTTATCAGTCGTATTGAGTCATTACAAACAACTGATTCTCTACTAGATAAACTGGAAAACCGTAGACCAGGAGACTCTGGTTTCTTTGGAACTATCTTTGGGAAAGATGATGACTGAACCTAACGAATTTGGTAAAGCATTAAAGGACTGGTGGGATTCTGATTCATTTAAGGAACTTCAGAAAGCAAATGAAGAATCACGACAACGTGCGATTGGAAAGTATCATATGTTGTCTGAAGAAGATAAGATTGATATGGTAGAAGCAATCACTCATATTATGTGTAAAGCAGAAAATGAGGGAACTTCTCATCGTGGACTACAATCTGCTCTGGGAATTTATCCTGCTGGGTTCTGGGTAGATCATCTTATGGATGTTCACAATGCTCTGTGGTCCTATTATCACGATAAGAATCGTGACAGAGAACTTTTAAGTGATCTAGATACACTTGACTCTTTTTTGGAAAGAAAAAATGAAACGCCTAATGAGTCGGGAGATGCTACAAGAACTGATTAGTCTTGTAGAACCACATAAAGAAGAACATTCTGATCTTTACGACTATTTGATGCTCACCTGGACCGCTTGTAAGTATGATTCAACACTTTATGCCTGCAATGTTACGGGAATGATCATCTGTCAAAGACACTTGAGTGAATTTGATGAACAAGACTGGAGATCATACAATAAACATAAAGATTTGTAACTCGATCCCAAAGAAAACATTAAGTTCATAGATACTAATGTATTGAAATGCTAATATTGGGACACATCGCAAAAAACCTATGACTCTAGCAAAAACTGGACCTGAAATTCTTACAAAAGAGGAATGGAGCGAACTTATAGCACTGAAAGATGCCATTACATATGCTCCGCAGACAGTTTCTGCTGAAAAAATGGAAAAATTCACTGAATTGATGGTTCGTTCTCTTGAAGGTAAAGAGGATAACTCACCAAAATAAAATAAATATTGTCAACACGATACAAAACTATGGAAAATATAGACCAACACATTCAGAAGGACGAGGACCTTTTGAGTGACCCAACTATTTCTCCACAATCACGGAGACATACTGAAGAGGAATTGGAAGCACTTAAAACATATAAAGCAAATCATCCAGAAGATTTACACGATCCAACTCCTTTAGAACTTTATTGTGATGCCAATCCTGACGCACCTGAATGTAAAATCTACGAAGATTGAGACAGTTTAAAAAGTGGCACACTGGGTCTTCTGGTTCTCTAGAGGACCCATTATAATATATGCATACACACGACCAAATTATGTCTAATCTTGATCCGATTATTGAAACTTATAACAAAGAAGTGGATGATCTTCCCATTCTTCATAAGAATTGTGGTGGTGGTAAAGCAAGGAATGCATCTGGTCTTGTTTACGAAAATCTTACTTTGAGAACCTGTGAAGCGTTGGGTCTTGATGCTCGTAAAAATGATTATAAGCGTTCCATGATTGTTAATGGAAAATATTTGAAGAATCTTCAGGTTGATAAGCATGTCTACAAAGATAACGTGCTTAAAAAACTCATTGAAGATAAAACTTATTTGGATGCGTGTTATTTGAAACGTTGTGTTCAAGATTTCATGGAACTTGAGCAATCTCCTGATGTTCCAGACGATGTAGAGTATGCAATTTTTGCTGGTCAAAATGCTTGTGGTAAAGATCCTTTAGTGTATTACCCTGGTTATTTTGAAAAATATACTGGAAAGAAAATCAATATCTTCTTTGTAAATCCACAGAAAAAGCGTAACTCTAAACGTCCAATTTATGATGCACAATTTCGTTCTGATTTTGAATTGGACATGGTAGAATACACCCGATTCATTCAATGGTTGAGCAACTGATGAAGTTATATAATGATGATATGTTCGATGTTCTGGGGAATCTTGCTCCCCAGAGCATCGATTTATTGTTGACAGACTTTCCATATGGAACTCTGAACAAAAGAAACGAGTGGGATACTATTATCGATTATCCCAAGTTTTGGGAGCATGTTGATCGCATATGCAAACCAACATGCCCCATCATTTCAACAGCAGCACAACCATTTACAAGTGTCCTTATCGCTTCAAATTACAAGGACTTCAAGTATACAATGGTGTGGGAAAAATCAAAGGCAACTGGTTATCTGAATGCCAAGAAACAACCTCTACGTGCTCATGAGGATATTGTAGTCTTCTATAAGAAGCAACCAACATACAATCCCCAAATGACACAAGGAACCCCATATGATAAGGGAACCGCAGTGAGAGATACTGAAGCATATGGTGTTCAAACAAAAGCAGTTCATGTGAAGAATGACAGTGGATTGAGGTATCCTCGCAGTGTCATTTACTTCAAGACTGCAGAAGGTGAAGGAAAACACCATCCTACACAAAAACCAGTGGATCTTTATCGTTGGTTGGTTAGAACATTCTCCAATGAGGGGGATCTGGTACTGGACCCCTGTATGGGTGCTGGCACCACTGGAATCGCATCTAAAATGGAAAATAGAAACTTTATCGGCATTGAGCGAGAGGAAGAATACTTTTCAATTGCTCAACACAGGATCGATGATGTGCCAGTTCAGGAAGTGGCACAGGGAAGATGGCAGAAGGCGCAAGAGACCCTATAATAACAAGGTAATCGACAGACACCCCTAATGGCGACTCGTGGAAGAATCGGAATCGAACTTTCTGATGGAAGCGTTCTGAGCAGCTATCATCACTGGGATTCTTATCCCGAATGGTTGGGTCGCATTCTTCGCACCCACTACAACAGCAAAGAACTTGCCGCCGAACTGATTGATGGTGGTGATATGAGCACGTGCTGGAATGAAGAGAATCAACCCGAGTATTATAGTGCTCGCGGTGAAGATTGCCCTCCTCGCCTTGATGCTAACCTGAGTGAGTTTCTTCAAAATGGTGAAGAGTATGGTTATGTCTACACTCAAGAGGAAGGTTG